AATACCAAATCTATATATTTCTCTATCCTTTAAAAACCTATAATCTTCAGAATCAGTTATATCTTTTTGTACTATTTTAAATTTAATATATTTACCTTCCCCTCCTAACTGAGTTGAGTTTGAAGTATATTTATTTATATTATAATTTAAGTTTATAGTATCATGGGATAAAGGTACAGCATATGTAGTATTACTAACAACTAATTTATCACCAGTCATTACATCATCAGATACAGATGATATATTATTATATACATTTGTAGTAGAGGAATTGATAGGAAAGCTATATGCCCTCATATCTAACTCATCAGGTAATATAAATTCTTTAGTTTGTATATTAGATAAAAATAATCTATTATCTTTAGTTTCAATATGTTTTGGTGTAGTAGGACTTGAACCTAAGAATAAAAATTCTTCTAAACTTAATGAAGCAATAGTAGTTCCATCATCATATAATGTAATAGTACTTGAATCTATTTCTCTATCTTCTATAAGATTAATACTTGGTAATTCATTATAAGATGTATATTTAATTGCATATACTTTAATATGAGTATATGATAAATCTATATCATCTATCCTAACTATAGGTGTAAGTCCTACTACTTCATTTAATTCTCCTCCTCCGCCATTTACTCCTTTATCTAAAGGTACTAATTCTGATAGTGGGCTTAATTTAGTTTGAGATGAATTTAATCTATATAAGTTATATGCATATTGAATCATACCTGCAGTATGTATTCCACCACCTACTCTATCAGTGACATAAGGCTGTGAGAAATCAATAGTCCCTACAAAATCTATACTTGTTGACGGTAGTTCTATTAGAGGCTCATTACCTTCAATATTATCATGTGTAAGATTTATAAATCTAATCTGATGCTTTCCATCTACCCAATAAACCTTTTGTATGTTTTCATTCTCATAATTAAATATTGCTTGTATAGGAAATTCTGTAGAGAAACCTAAATTTCTTACATATAATAATTTCATCTCATAAGCATTACGTAATACATCTGTAATATACCATATACAATCCATACCTAGATCATCAGTAGAAAATATTACAATACCATCTCTAGTAGTAGTATGTCCAATAATTTGTTGTGTACTAGATGTATTTGGTAATATATCAGAATCTAATTGTTCCTGTATTTCATTATCATTAACAAATGATAATTCACTATTACCATATACTATAGTTCCTGCAAGTTCTGTACTCATAATTTATTTATAATTTAACAATTGTACTTGATGGACAAGTTGTACCAAGTTTATAACCAATATTATAGTGTGTTGATATTGGTTCAATTCTAAATGCTACCTTTCCTTCCAAGCCTACACCCCACTGTTGTAATATTGGATATACATCATAATCTGAGATTCTTTTAACACTTTTAGCATTTATTAATGGTCTTGACACATCACATGGTTTAAATCTATAATAATAAAATTGCCCATCAAAATTATTTAATATAATAAGTTCATCATCAATTTTAGTAGGAATTTTAGTTTCTCTTATAGTGATTGTAACAGTAGCTGTATCAGTAGTAGTACCATCATCTATTTGGTATGTAATATTATCTATTCCTATTGTATTGTTAGTATTAGTATAAGTTATAGTATTAGTATTATTAATTACTACAGTTCCCTTAGTTGGCTGAGATATTATTGTAATAGTAACAGGATATAAAAATATATCATTATTTAGTATAGGTATAGTAATATTAGTCCCAGATATTACATTTATAGATTCATCTGTAGCTTGGATTGGTATGTCCTGCTTACCAATAATTCTTATAGTTGGAAGTGTAATTACTAATTCATTACCTTTTTCATTAGTAACAGAACCAGTAGATTGTGTATCAGTAGCTAATATTTTAATATGCTGTCCTTCAAAATAGAATTGAAAAGGATGTTTACTTTTAGTAATATCTTGATTAGCTCCCTCGTAAGTATATTTAACTTGTTTATTCATTATTAATATCTTTTAATACGTTCCTGCTCTCCCGTACCTTTATAAAAGGCTTTAAATGCACCATCATTTATAATCAATCTATTTATAGTATTCATTATACTTTCAAAGTGATCTGTACCTCTTAACTGTAATGAAGTGCCTGCTCCACCCATATAGAAGCTTCTTTTTTGGTCAACATAATTAAATGCTTTATCTGTAATCTTACCCATTATCCATAAAGGTTCTAAATATCTATGTAGAATATAATACTCCATAGCCATTATAGTTTTAGCATCATCTGGTATTAATGGATAACCTTCTTCATCTACAGGTAAAGCCTTATAACTTACTTGCACATAACCATCAGGTACAGATGTAAATATAATACCTTTTTGTACAGTATATGTATATTCATAAGGGGATTCATTACCATCAATATCACAACTACCATTTTGATGATATATATCAGTAGCATATCTTAATGCTATTCCTCCATTATCATAATTTTCTGTATTATTTATAAGTCTAATCCCTCTAATTTGTAATAGATTAGAAGGTAAAGCTGCTTTATGATTAACTATTTGTAAAGGAGGGTTAGTAACTTCATCTACAAGAGATAAAGGAGCTCCTAATAACCTAAGTGCTTCTACAGCATGCTCTGCTGCTTCTTCATAAGTTAATTCTGCAGCTAATGGAAATCTTAATACTTTCCATAATATTGTTTTTAATGAGATGGTTATACCGTTGTACATGATTATTTAGTTTTATAAAGTAAAAAAGCATCAAAGTTATCTTTATCAGGATCTTTTATCCTTGCACTTAAAGCCCTTTGAAATGTTCTATTTGGTTTGAATCTAAAAAGATTCCTATTTTTTATATTAGTCTTAAATTTTTTAAAGTATATTCTAAATACATATCCAGAACTATGTGAATTATTATATCTTACTAGTAACTTTTTTTCTTTAGCTTCCACATCTCTGCCCCATAAAAGATTTGTTTCCTTCCAATCTATAGGTATATTATTTATTAGTTTACCATCTACTATTTTAGGTCTTCTCTTATCTTTCTTAATTATAATTTCAAAACCTAGATATGGTATATAATAAATTAGATTATCTTCTATAATAAGATTGACAATTTCTTTATTAAAGTCTGTAATAATAGTATTATATAACTTCTTATCTATATCTTTAATATTAGAATAGAATTTATAATAGTCAGATATACCATAATCACTTTTATTTTTATGTATTCTTTCTTTCATTAATCTGTACTATCATTTATTTTATCTTCTGGTACTTGTATTTTTCTTAATACTTCTCTAACAATTTCTTCTCTAATTAAATCAATATAATTAGGCTGTAGAGGGTAATTAAAAGTATCAATATCAAAACAACTATTAGTATCTGGGTCACATCCACAACAAGTAGCATAATCCTTCAAACTAATAGGGTCTTCAAATACTCCTGTTACACTAATGCAATCTAATAATTGATAAGATTCTGATCCACTATAGACATAAATATACCCATCAGTATCTAGAAAAGCATATAAAGATCTAGCATATGGTGCATTAGCTACATAAGCTGCTTTATCTTTACTAATAAAGTTAAATGGTGTACTTATCTTATTAGATGGTTTAATGCTTGTAATAGCTACTTTAGTGTGCATTTCTATAGGTGTAGGAATCTTCTTAGTACTTCTTAATATAGTACCACAATCATAATCTAGACTACATTCATTGGCAGATACTACTTCTAAATCTAAACAAAAAGTTTGTTTAATAGAATTATCTATAGTTTTTTGGTAGTTATTTAAGTCTTGCTTTAGATACTTAGCACGTTTTATATTATATAAATATAAAATATACCTATTATCTAACTCTGTGTCATCTGAGAATGCTTTTACAGCTTCACGTATATCATATGCTAATTCTTCAAACTTTGCCATTACTTTAATATTTCAATTAAATTATTCTTTTTTATATCTAAGACTTCTTTATATTTATTATATGCGTCATCTTCTTCGTCAAAGTAACCTAAATGTTGACATTTATTATTCATATGAATAGTTGCTCTCCATTTTAGTTTTTTCTTACACCAAGATACACCTTTATATTTACTAGTCCCTTTCTTATATTTATCAGAATCTATCATAGTAAGAGTCCTTTTATCAATAGATTCTTTAGTCAATACTAATCCTAGATGAGATGTTCTAAGTTTTTCTATAGTTTCTTTATTTGCTTTTTTTCCAATATTACTATTTTTAAGAATTTTTCTATGATTTTCAGATATAATTCTACCTAAAGTACCTTCACCACCATCTGTCATATTACATAAATATCCTGTACCTAAATCTCTTCTACCATATTTTGCTATTAATTCTATTTCTATTTTTATAGCATCTTTAAAATTTAATTTATCATATAATAATTCTACTTTATATCCATATTTATTTACAATTCTTTTCCAGAATAAAGTTCGTTGTTTTGAATTATAAGCTCTGTATTTACTACCAATACCTACATAGAACACTTGATTATTATCTAAACGTCTATGTAGGTATACATATGTATTATTCATTATAAATTATATATATTATAAATCCATCATAACATTTATAGCAGTAATACCTTCTAATACTACTCCACATGCTATAGCTGGTTTTTTATTTTCTTTTGCATATGCCATAGCATAAGACTTATGATCTATTCCACAACCTACTTGCATACTAAATAATTTAAATTTATTACCTACAAACCATTCTACATAACATTGTGTATGTAAATGACCTTGTACTACAGATTGTAAATCACCTTTTACTCTCGATTTTGCTGTACCACCTTCACCATGAATATATTTAACATCATCTATTTCAATAGATTCTATAAAATTCCAGTCTGGTGTGTTTAATACTTCATTATAATCTCTAATCCAATGTCTTGATAATCCACTTGAAAAAGCTTTTCTCATTATAATTCTATCGTGATTTCCTATGATTATACTAGCTTTAGGAAAAGCTTTATACCATTTTAATACTTCTTTAATTGCTTTAGCTAATTCTTGTCCTGCATTTAAACCATCAGGATTTGTTTCATGATATGAACTAGCATGGTTATCTATAATATCACCAATAAATATAACTTCATTACAATTATATTTTTTATAAGTATTAATACAATGTTCTAAATATCCATCTAAAGAAAATGGTAAATGTAAATCACCAATTATAAGTACATTTTTCTTATTTTTTATGTTTATAATTCTAGGTAGGTCTTCTTTTATTTTAACATTATTTAAGAAAGCTTCTGCAAATATATCATTAGATGACTTAACATCTAAGTCTTTAGTTATTAATTCTCTTCTACAATCTCTTAATGCTAATTTACAATCTCTTATTGTTGTATTATAACCTTTGTTATATAAATGATTTTTTAATCTCTTAGACCCCTCCTTCATATACCCACTTTTTAATCTCAAGAAATCTTTAATTTCATTCAATTCCATTACTATCATATTTTATATTTTATATTATAACTACAAAGGTACAAAATATTATTGATATATCCTAATAATTCTACTATTAATTTGTAATTATTTTTATTAGAAGGATATAATATAACCTATCCAACCATAGTTATTACTATCATAACCAACAGATAATATATTATCTTTTTTATTCTGTAGTAGGATATTGCCTTTAAATATGGGGTTACTATCTAATTTAATAGGTGCTCCAATTTCAATACCAGTCAGTAATTTATTTCTTAATTTAGGTGCAGGAATCTTAATTGTATCTGTATAAGTTACAGTAACAGGCTTCACATAGTACTTAGGAGCTTGTTTAAGCATCTTTCCCTGTACTTTGGTATAAACATCTATTTTAACTAAAGAATCCTCATATACCTCATTATACTCTCTTTGGGTTATTGCATCTATATAAGCCTGCTTTTTACCTAATGAGTCTCTTAACGCATCATATTCCTCTACTAATTTACTATTAACTGGATTTGTTACATAATGAGGTTGAGGCATATAAATAGTATCTAATTTACCATCTTTCCCTGGGATAGTTATAGTTTTAGTTACTATTTTAATTATAGGATCTTGATCAGGTTTTTTTAACAAAAAGAATATAGCTCCTACTAATGCTATATTTAATAGAAGAGAAATCTTAAACTTTGTCCAATTAATACTTGTAAAAAAAGTTACTATTGAAGTTACTATCGTAGTTATCATGATTAAAGGTTTTTATAAGCGTTTTTAGCATCGAATGAAGGACATAGTTTCATCCATTCGTGTGGTTCTATTGTACCATCTCCATCTAAATCAGGGCTAAAATCCCTATGCCCTAAAACCTCAGCAGCTGGGTAAAGTCTTTTTAATGTTCCTATCAAGTAAACTAAACTTACTTTTTGTAGGATTGTTCTAGTATCCTCTCCATATTTACCACCAATATAACATATCCCTACGCTGTTAGTATTATGACCTAATACGTGAGCACCTATAGTATTTATGTCCCTTCCGTACTGAATAGTCCCGTTAAGTAAGATAACAAAATGATAGCCTATATCAGACCACCCCTTTGCTTTATGCCAAGCACGAATATCTTCAACATCGAAATGCTCTCCTTTAGGAG